CTACTTATCAAAGCTACAGGACTGGCGTTCGAGAGGGTACCCGGAAGTGGTTGTGGGAGAATCAAGGGCGATCTACATGTCCCAGGACAACGCAACCGTTTCTGCATTGAGGTAAAGAACTACGCGGAGTCTCCGCTCAGCGATAAGGTTCTTACTAACAAGACAAACAACATGACACAGTGGTGGACTAAGCTTCGCACGCAAGCCAAGCAATGCGGACAAGAGCCACTACTGTTTTTCAAGTACAATCGATCTAAGCTATTTGTCGCAACGGAGTTAAAACCAACAAAGGTGAATAACTTTCTTTACATTTCAGCCCTAGGCTGCTATATTATGATCTGTGACGAGTGGCTTTCAAGCGAAGGGATAACATGGTAGCATTAATCAAGGAGCTGACAGCCGAGAACGTACTCATCGTTGACGCGATGAACGTTGCGTTTCGCTGGAAGCCGTACAAGCCAAACGAGCGCGTAGGCAAGTTTGCCAAGGACTTTGTCAGCACGGCAGAGTCGCTGGCGCGCAGCTACGACGCGGGACAAATTATTTTCGCGGCCGATATGAAGGGTAGCAGCTACCGTAAGGAGCTTCTTCCTGAGTACAAGGCCAACCGCAAGGCAGATGCTGAGGCACAAAGCGAGGAAGCGAAGCTTCAGTCTCAGGAGTTCTTTGCAGAGTACGAGAAGGCTCTGGAAGCAGCCGCAGCGCGGCATCTGGTTCTTCGATACGAGGGTGTCGAGGCGGACGACATTGCTGCATACCTAGTCAAGCGTCGAGCCGAGTATGGCTTCGATCAGGTATGGCTTATCAGCTCTGATCGTGACTGGGATCTCCTAGTACAGGATGGTGTCAGCCGTTTCAGCACAGTAACTCGTAAGGAGATCACTGTAGACAACTGGCCTCACGAGGTTCCACCCGAGCAGTACATCGACCTCAAGTGTCTGATGGGCGACAAGGGTGACAACGTGCCTGGCGTAGATAAGGTCGGTCCGAAGACCGCAGTCAAGCTGCTAGAGCAGTATGGCTCGGTGTTCGACATTGCCGACGCACTACCCATTCCCGGTAAATATAAGTACATCGAGAATCTCAACAAGTTTGGTCGAGACAATCTGATGCGCAACGTCGAGCTCATGGACCTAGAGACTTTCTGCGAGGAAGCTATCGGAGCCGACAACGTTCGCGACATTGGTATGCAGATCATGATGAATGAGCGTCGTACTGGTTATAGTGGCCCTGCACGGGCCAAGCAAATTTAAGGAATTAAATGGTTAGCACACGCGCACAAATTATTACACGACGCACTTACAATCGCCCAACTGATGACACGGGCAAAAACTTTGAGACGTGGAAAGAGACAGTATCTCGCGTCATCAATCACCAACAGTGGCTCTGGGAACGAGCAGTAGGCGGACGAGAGCTTACTGAGGAAGAGTACGCAGAGCTGTATGAACTAGAACAACTAATGCTCGATCGCAAGGTGTCCATGTCTGGACGAACCTTGTGGCTCGGAGGAACGACAGTTTCTCAGACGAGAGAGGCTTCGCAGTTTAACTGCTCCTTCACCGAAGTCGAGACGGCCTACGACGTTGTAGACTGCTTGTGGCTTCTTCTACAGGGATGCGGAGTCGGCTTCAAGCCGAAGGTCGGAACGCTAAACGGCTTCTCTCGTCAGATCAAGAACATCGAGGTTATTCGCTCCACTCGAACAGAGAAGGGCGGAAACGAGCACAACACAGAGACCTGGGACGCGCAGAACGGTGTGTGGACCATTCAGGTCGGTGACAGCGCCGAAGCTTGGGCCAAGTCCATAGGAAAGTTACTTGCGGGTAAGTATCCGGCAAGACGACTGGTACTAGACTTCTCGCAGCTTCGCCCAGCAGGTGAGCGTCTAAAAGGCTACGGCTGGATTAGTTCAGGCGATCGAGCGATCAGCAAAGCGTTTGTAGCTATTGCTAAAATCCTGAACGGACGTGCCGACTCGCTGCTGACTCGCATGGACATTCTAGACATCGTCAACTGGCTAGGAACCATTCTCAGTTCTCGTCGTTCGGCTGAGATTGCTCTCTTTGAGGTAGGTCAGCCAGAGTGGGAAGAGTTCGCCGTTGCCAAGAAGGACTTCTGGGTAAAGGATGAGGAAGGCAACAACAACGAGCATCGCACGCAGTCAAACAATAGCCTGCTGTTCGTAGATACTCCAGAGCGTAGCGATCTAGAGCGTATTTTCCAGCTGATGGAAGATGCCGGCGGTTCTGAGCCTGGCTTCGTAAATGCCGTAGAGGCTACCCGCCGAGCACCGTGGTTCCGAGGCTGCAATCCCTGCGTAGAGATTCTGCTTGGAAATAAGTCATTCTGTAACCTAACGGAGATTGATGTTGGCAAGTTCAAGAGAGACAACGCCGGACTCCACCGCGCCACGCGACTGGCGGCTAGAGCCAACTACAGACAGACCTGTGTTGATCTCCGAGATGGAATTCTTCAAGAGGCGTGGCACCTCAACAACTTCTTCCTACGACTCTGCGGCGTCGGCCTCACCGGTATCGCAAAGCGTCCGGACATGGGCGGATACGACTACCAGTATCTCCAGAGAACTGCTACGGCCTCAGCAATTAGCATGGCCGAAGAGCTGGGTCTTCCGTACCCAAAGAACGTAACTTGCGTTAAGCCTAGTGGTACGCTATCGAAGATCATGGACACCACCGAGGGCGTGCACAAGCCGCTCGGCAAGTTCGTCTTCAACAACGTTACGTTCGGTAAGCATGATCCGATTGTAGAAGTTGCTCGCGCAGCCAACTACAAGGTCGTAAATCATCCTACGGATGACGACGCGGTGCTTATCACGCTTCCTGTTCGATGGGATGATGTTCCGTTTGACAAGTGGAACGGCATGGACGTCAACCTCGAGTCTGCTATTGTTCAGCTTGAGCGATACAAGCTGTTGCAGAATAACTGGACGCAACAGAACACCTCTGTTACGATCTCGTACTCGCCGGAAGAAGTTCCTGCGATTATCGACTGGTTGTTAGCAAATTGGGACATTTACGTCGGAGTGTCCTTCCTATATCGAGCGGATCCAACTAAGACCGCTAAGGATCTAGGATACCTGTTCCTACCGCAAGAAGTGGTAACGCAGGAAACCTATGACAAGTACGTAGCTACCCTACTACCTATCGATCTCGAAGCGACGAATAGCTTCGACGAGATTCAGGGTGAAGAGTGTGCGACCGGAGCCTGTCCAATCAGGTAAAAGAAAAAGCCCCAATAGCACAAGCTATTGGGGCTTTATTCATTTGGAGCGCTTAGCGTATGCTGCAGCGAGCTTTTGGTCGTACTTGTTAGCTGCATAAGCCGGGCCATTGTAGCCCTTGGCGAACGCTGCCCAGTTGCCGGCCTGTAGGTGCTTATCGAGCTTATTGCCCTTTACAAAGTCTACAAATGCTAGTAGCTGCATTCTTTCGCTGTCGGACTGAGCGTGCACAAAGTCAAACGGCGTTGGGTATCCGCAGACCTTGTAGTTGGCACCGAGAATCTGAAAGCCTCCGTAGCTGGCAGCAGATAGTCCTGCGTCAACATCTAGAGAGGTGGCTCTCATGATCTGATCCCAGCGACCCTTCTGCGAACCGGCATACAGCTTACGGTTCCAGGCACGAGAAGATAGCGTGGGATAGCTTTCGTCGTACTTGTGTTTCGTCAGACGACTAAAGATGTGCGGCTCGTAGAGAACCACGGGTAGCCCATCTACGAAAGGCTTTGCCGCGGCTTCTACGTCCCACACCGTCCAAATCTTGGCGTTGTTAACGCCTAGACTGTCGGCCGCATCGGATACGTCTTTCTCTGTAAGCTTTGTATCTCTACCATCCGTAAAGGACTGTAGCAGAGCTGCACGAGACTTAGGCCCGAACTTTCCGTCCGCTATTAGATCGTAACCTAGACCAATCAGTCTATTTTGTAGTTCAAGATGATTCATCTTACTCCTTTACGTCTACTATTCTGTCCTTGTTTGTTGCTCGATTGATAAAGCGCACTAGATTCATCGTAGTATCCGTTTGAACAATGATAGATTCGTTCAGCTCGTTTACGGCTTCACGCAGGTCTTGAGCCAGTCTATGACTCTTCTTGTTGTCTCTACCTTGTTCATCTTGCAGTTCTCTCATTGCCTCAATTAGCTCTTTGAGCAGTTTGGAGTCAATGAAACTTGCGCTAATTACTGAACCGGATGCTGACGGGGTTGCCGCATCCTCTTTGGACTTCTTCTTGAAATATCCAAAAACACCGGTAAGACCGGCACCCACGGACAAAACTATGTACATGAGAGCCTGCGCCCAATGAGGTAGAGCACTAGGATCCATTATTTTACTTCGCCTTACTCTTAGCTGTCAAGTCTGCCAGCTTAGCGTCCCCTGCGGAGAACCAGAGGGAGAGTATATCCAAACCTAAGAGTGTTGCAAACAGAGCCGTTGTTGGCGTTAGCCAAGCAAGCATCAGCGAAGCAATTACTAGTGAGCTCCAGAACATAGATCCTAGGAAGCAGCCTACAGCACGAATGTGCGCAGAAGGTCTCCAGGCTCCATTGATTACGAGAAAGATTAGTCTAACTATACCTACGGACGCTACCGATACGCCCCATACCATTTCTGGAAGGAAGTTCAGTAGTGCTTTAAATAGCTCTTGGGTAGCGAATAGATTAGGCGATGCTAGGGCGATTAGACCCCAGCAAAGCATACCTGTTGCTAGTACCCACTCGGGCATTCTTTCGCGGAAAGTTTCCTTGAAGCGAACGATAAGCATTACGGCCTAGGCTGCAACTCGTTTGTAATTGTTGCCTCAGTGTAGCCGATTTGAGTAATCAGACCATTAACCTGATTATACAGGCTCTCTACTAGGTTTCGAAAATTTGTTGGAATTGCTCCACCGATAGGCGGCAGACTAGTACGATAATCGTTTAGTGCCTTGAAAGGCTCGTCTAGCGCGGCTCGCAGAGCTTCTGTGTGGTGTACGAGGTTAGAGGCAATCTGACGCTCTTTCGCACGAATTACGTCTAGAGCCTGCTCGTATTCATCGTTTGTTACTTCTTGCATGTTTTCTCCTTAGAAAAAGTTCCGACCAATCGGAATATCTGTTACATCTACCACAAGGCAGGTACTTGGGGTTTCCCATGAGCCCTGATCGATGTTGTCACTACTGCTTCCGCCGTTGACACCGTTAGTGCTGTCAAAATTACATTCAGCCAGAGACACAATCTGTTTTGATACGGAAGTTTTGGTACCGTATAGATATGCTTCATTGTTATATCTATATTCTTGACAGCCCTCTGTATCGGAATCAAAAGTGGGGACGTTTCTGACTTGGTTAACGCCGTTACTGTTACGAGCACAGTATAAATCTCTTATTATTCTGCGACCGGCTACGGTCATCGGCGCTCCTGCCATTCTGCGACCTCCGTATCCTCTATCCTGCCCCGTAGTACCTTTCAGTACTTCTCTTATTTGCATGGGAAAGAAATCACTGTTATAGATTAGTTTTTGTGGATTACTATCGTCCCACATCTTCATAAGTGCATTGGTATCTGGAAGGCTTTCGGTAAAGTCAAATATGTAGTACTCAAAACTAGTACCTACCGGTGCATTGGAGGCAAAGGCTGCATTATTGTTGTACAGCCCGGATTTTGCTACGGCGTAATCATCCATGGTAATAGCAACAATAGGATGCTGATACTGTGAAGTAGGCAGAACTATAGAGGAAGCGTTGCTGATACCACTTACTCTATTTTGAGTTTGTCCTGTGCCAGATTGTCTACAGAAATATCCACGAGTATTAATGCTGAAAGCCATTCTACCTTGAGGATCATAAAAGTCTGCTCCCGATTGCGGATTGTACTGGTAAGTAGGATTATTGGTGGTACCCTGTTCGGGAGCAACTCCGTAGATAAATCTCGTACTAGGGCGTAGTTCCTCCCTGCTTCCATCTTCTGAGGGAAACTTCCACCTGAGGTAGTTTCCGTCAAACGTAATATCGGGGTCTAGTCCCTTACGATTGTAGTCGCCCTCTATGAGAGCGTACCAGGGCTTGTGTCCGGGATAGCGAGTAAACTCTTCGTTATAGATATAACTTTCCCGGGCATCCAGCTGATACTTCCAGCCAATACCACCCACGCCAATGAACTTGGCCATACCACCCTCGACGTTTAGATCGACGGTCTTTTCTCCATTTCCATTATACAGTTGTAGCATTAGAATCCTATCTTGACGCGAAGTCTATTGTTTGAGTCATAAATTCTAGTTCCATTACCGTCGCGTTCTACTCTCTGTCCCGAAGGATTGCCGCTCCTTAGGAAGCCAATCTCACCGCTAATTGCTGAAAGAGTGTCTGCCTTAATACGATTAGCCTGAATAGTTCCAGTCTGAATACGATCACCGTCGATAATGGTACCTGCACCATTGGTTACGCTAAGCTTCGTACTTCCGGACCAAGTAGCAAGGATAACAGAACTGCCTATATTAAAGTTACTGTAAGTAGAATAACCTATAGCGCCTGGGTTACCTTTATCCCAGTATACGTAACCAGTCTGTCCTGGGTATCCTGCGGGACCAAATCCACTGACGAACTGGCGAGCAGTTGATCCGTTGTCTGCAATATAGTTTACATATCCAGATGTAGCGTAAATATTGCCGTTTTGAAGATATACATCCACACCCTCAAAAGTTACGCCACGAGAACCGATCGTAAGCTTATTGGCAGAGATTGTATTAGCGGCAATGTTACCGCCCTCAATCTTGGTATTGTCTCCACCATTTCTCCAGTCAGATAGTTTAGTTCCACCGGAAATAAGAATCTTACCTGGATCAATAAGAGTAGTGCCTTGATTTACTCGAGATGCTGGGTCACCACCACCCTGCGCAGCTTCTGCTAGAGTTCCATATCCTTCGATTCGTACGGTATTTGCTAGAACGCTTCCTGCCTGAATCTTATCGGCTGAGAGAGTTCCTGCTTGAATACGGTCGCCTAAGATGCTGTTGGCTACCATCTTTTCAGTGGTAACGGCACCTGCCGCGATCTTATCAGCAAGAATAGCGCCTGCCGCGATAGCACCAGCGCTGATTGCGCCTGCTGCAATTTCGTTGGCGGTTAGAGTGCCAGTAGAAATCTGACTTGCCGTAATCGTTCTAGTAACGATTCTTGAACCGTCGATCAGCGTTCCGCCGTAGATAGGCTCCCAGGCAGCACCACCGGAGTAGTGACCGATTGCGATAGCATCTTCACCTAGCGGATTTCCGTAAGATACAGATAGTCCTGTGTTGCCGGGATACCAGGAAAGATAAACATCTGTTCCCTGTACAGAACTAGCGTTAATATTACTGGTCTGTGTGTTACCGTTGCTATCATAGTACTTGATTGACCCTGCGGACCAGTAAATGATGTTATCGTTTTTGTTGGAACCGGTAGTAAATGTCAGACCGCTTACTACAATCGGACGACTAACTACAGTTAATCTTGACGTAGTTACGGCTCCGGCTGCAATTTTATCGGCAACGACAGAACCAGTTGCAAGCTTCGGAGTGCTAATGGAGCCATCACTAATCTGCGTGCTAGTGATGCTTCCAGTAAGCTTGGCTGCTGATAGACCTGATAGCTGAGCGTCAGAGAGCTGCCCCGAAATATCGGAAGAGGCTACAGCCGCTGTCCACGCTCCGTTTGCATAGCGATACAGCTTGTTATCTGAGGTTAGATAGAATAGCTTAGGACCAGTGTAACCGTTTGGATTAGGTAGAGTCGGTCCAAATCCCGAAGGAGTTAGGTCAGTAGGGAAATCTTTGATAGTCAAGCTGGCGGTCGTAACGGACACACCGACAGAGAATGGAGACTTATTTCCCGACGTATCTACGCTCTTACCCCAGTAGTACCTCAATGATCCGGAAGTAAGTCCAGTACGAGTGTAACTAGACTTGCTTGAAGGAGCAGCACCTACTAGTGCGATCTGATTAGCCGTTGCGCTATTATCAGTAGAATTCTCGTAAACCTCGATGTAGGCCAGATCGGCATCAGAAGGATTAGTCCAGCTGAGGAACACGGAAGTAAACGCAGCGTCGGCAGCTAGATTAGTGATTACTCCAGGAGCAACGTTATCTTTTCCTGCTGTGAATGTTACAATAACACTCCATGCGCTACGATTTCCTGCCTTATCTACCGCCCGAACACGAACGCGGTATGACACGCCGGCACGAACGGTCCACTGATACGCAGTGTTTCTACCTACGGCACTTTCGATGAACGTGGAGCCTGCCTCCGAGATTGCCACCTCGTAGAAATCGAAGTCAGTTGCTGTGATAGCATCCCAGGTAGCATACAAAGTAACTACCTGGGAGCCGTCAGTGTCAAGTGCAATAGAACTACTCAGCTGTAGATTCTGAACCTGACCAGGTGGAACGTGGTCAAAATAGCCTCCATCATCGATGTCTTTCATCTGGGCCTTGATCTTATCAAGGTCCGTCTGAATATCAATGATCGTGCCTGAGCCCACGGCCGCCTTGGTCGTGCCCTTTTTACCTACTTCGTCTACCGGAGGATAGAACGGAGAATAGTATGTACTTGTAGCCATTTATACTGCCTGAACCACCTTGTGTCTTACCCAGTAGAATTTCTCTACTCGATCATCAATGCCGCCGAACACATCTACGTGAGACGTGGCCGGAACTGGTACTGTAGCAGTCAGAATAGCTGTCTGCAAGTAAACCTCCTCGTATGTGTCGTCCTTTAGTGCAAGAACGGGTCCTCCGCGAGTCTCGGAGAGCTGCAATTTGTTTGATGCAGGAATAGCTAGAATAAAGTATGTCCTACCTTGATCTAGACCACCTACTCCGTTGATTGCAGTGATCTGCTCGTCGACCTTTAGATTATGATCCACCTTAGTCGTAATCGTGTTTGCTGCCATGCCGATGATCTCGACATAAAGCTGATCCGTGAACGAACTAAAGATTTCTGTTGCAACGTTCTTGTTGTTTGCATCTGGACTATTGATCCAGCTTAGAGCAATTGCTGAGTTTGTCTCGTCCTCAGTATCCACGCTAGTAACCTGCAGATCGCTGGGTGCTCCGATACCGGAGATGTATCCGGTGTTGCCCATAAGGCCCGAAGCGGCCTGCTTGCTGATGTTACTGAGTCCGTAGAAGCTGTCATCGTACTCTTCTGCAACAATATCGACTGTAGCGTCTTCCTGGTGCGTCAGAGTCAGAATACGGAACTTCTTGTCCTCCCAGCTGTATCTAGGATACTGCAGCTGAATTACTTGACCAGCTAGCAACAGGGTTCCTCTCTGCGACATATTGAACGAGATTTGCAGCCCGTACCTTGACTTGTTTAGAGTCTTGTCTGCGAGAAGTCGCGTGTTGTAGTAGTTGGTAATTCCTGGAACTGTTATCGTACCCTTCTTAGGCACGTTTTTGTCAGCTCGTAGATAGTCAGAGTTAAAGAAGCTAATGTTCCGTGACTCGAACTTATTAGCTGGATCAGCGTAAGCTGCGGTCAGAGAGTTGAACGCGCTACGAATACCTTCGTCAGTAAGACGAATCTTACCAATAATGTGATCCGCGGTGATGTTCTTAGGCTCGTCAGGTTCCGAGGAGATTGGCCCCGTAGCTTCCTCTAGATCGAGATAGTACTGACCCGCGCTGTAACGAAGGATACCACCGAAGTGTTCTAGAAGACTATTAACGTTATCGAACAGCGGTAGTGAAGTATCAATGATGATATTCGTCTGATGCTGCGTAACGTAACGCTGAGAGAACTCGTCCCAGCCTAGGTATCTCCAGAAGTCCACGCCATCTGCGTCATACAGTGAGTAACCTGGAATGGTTGCTCCGTTCTTGAACGCGCGTACCGGATTTCCATCTGTTTTAAGATCGATCGTTCCGGGACCAGTACCGTTGGTTTTAGTCAGAGTGACAGAACCAGCATTAGTAAAGGTATCGCCTGGGCCTGCTGGTTTCTCCGGAATCACCCCGTTCATGGTGATACGGTACAGTTCGTTATCAACGTGCATCAGCTCACCGGCTCGGAAAGTCCTCCAGCTGTTCCAAGCGTAGGTCAGCTTTCCTAGAACGTTCGTGAACTCGACGTAGTCATTTTCTGTTCCAACTACAGTACCCTGCCATAGGATAGGGCCACTGGATGGGTAGCGGTATACGGAGCCAGAGCCGACAGCCTGCACCGAAGTCATCTGTGTAGTTACATTGGATTGCGTGTCACATAGCTTGGCTGTGTTTAACCACGACTCAAAGTTTAGATCCTTAGTAGGATTTAGACCTCGCCCATACGTAGGAGATGTAATGTAGTCCATCAGCTGCATAGCAGGATTGATCGAAATTCGACTATCTGCGTATGCGGGTGTCAGGCTAACAGTGTCACCTGACTTAGGGTGAAAACCATAGTCCCACAGTCCGTCAATAGTTGCAATACCATTGCTGTAGCTAATGATCTTGCGAGTCTGTGAGTTACGACGTCCGGTTGTCATATCCTGACGGCTCAGCGTTACATCGTATCCGACATAGTCGCCTCCGCCGGAGATGTTTACTGAGTTTCTACGAACCAGATTCTTACCAACTAGAGAGGTGGCTGCAGGTCCTGCCACGCTCCAAGCAAACTTAGTCAGCAGGCTGTTGTTATTGACAGTACCTACTAGAACAGCGTTTGCGAAGAACATCGCATCTACCTGAGTTCCGTCGTTATTCAGGATAGAGAACACGCCGGAAGACTCCTGCGGGTCGCCTCCCTGGCCAAAGCCGGCACCACCTGAAAACGTGAATAGTACAAAGCCGTTGTTGTTATACGCGCCAGTAACCTGAGCGGTAGACTCTACAGCGTTTGTCTGCTCCAACTCCTTGAAGTTGTACGTAATCATGGTCCATGTAGCACCATTCTTATTCATACGAAACTGTGTAATACCGGGCACACCATTAACGTAGTTTAGCGGAGGATCAATGCTAAAACGAAAGCGGGTGTTTGGTGTTCCGTCAGTGTTGCGGAACGTCCACTTGTCGATGATCTGCGTTGAAGCTACTAGGACGGTTCCGTCGGTCTTTTGCAGACTGACGAAGTCACCCAAATTGAAGTTGCCTTCCTGCTCGCCACTTGCCTTGCTGTAGTGCGTGTAACTCTTATCGTAGTTGTAGCAGTTGATCGTCTTACCACGTACGATGTAGTCGACGGTAGGGATGCTAGTCTCACCCTCCTTGATCTTGTACTTGCCTACTACATAGGCAGTATCCATTAGACGGTGATTAGGACCCCAGTAATCCGTGGTATCCTTACCGTTCCAATAGTCCGCCTGAATCTTAAAGTTGTTGGCCGCTGCGATAGTTACTAGAGACGATGCAGCCTTCTGTCCGGGCTTGCCGGAGAATACGTCTAGCGTAAACTCCTGCGGAGACGTTAGGTTAATGCTTTGACCGTCGACGATGCCAGCACCGGTAGTATCAGTGTTAGCAATCGTAGGCTCGATGTACTCCTGATAGTTCTGCAGCCAGTTCATGTCATAATCTAGAATCGTACGGTAGCGTACCTCTGGATCACTATAGTAGTACTGGTAGAAGGGGATAGGTGTAGTCGTAGCTACAGACGCTACACCACCGAGAACGTCACCTCGATCAGCTCGTCCGCGACAGATTAACTGTACGTTATCTGTGCTGGTCTGAGTAGAGCGAAGATCAAAGTCTGACTTGCTGTTACAAATTAGACTACTTCCGTCCACATAAGCATCGTAGATTCCGCCGATCTCACCCTCGCTGAGTGCCTGAATAACGTATACAGTAGAACTGTCGTCCTTGAGCGTGTCGGCAAAGATTGGAATACCCGCGGTGTTTCTAACACCGTAGATGATTGGAATAGCTTTCGCCTGTAGCTGGAAGTCCAGCTCGGTGTTGCGACCTTCGCTGACGTAGTACTTCTTAACCTTGACCTTAGAGCCGATACCAAGAAAGCCCTTCTTTACCTTAACGTCCTGCTTTTCAACCTGTACGGAATACTGCGCTAGAATGTTTACGGAAGTCTCGGCGTGGCTGAAACCCTTATCATATGCGTAGGAAACCTTCAGTGCGGACTGAGGCTGCGGAATACCATTCTGATCTAGCGCACGGTGAAAGTCATCCGAAGTGATGCGGCCCTTTACCTGACTGAAGTCTCCCCAGTGACTGGTAAGATTCCAGGTGACGGTTAGAGCGTTATCGTCATCATCGAAACCTACACCGGATATGATACCCTTGAAAAGTAGAAATGGTGCTCCGACCATGTTACCATTCTGAAAGTAGGTACGATAGATGAATACCTCTCGATTAATGAAGGAGGCGTAGTTGCTAGAACTCTTGTCTTGCAGGATACTTACGATCTCGTCCGAAGACAGGCTCATGGTCGTGGTGCCCGATCCGCCGGCTAGTGCAGCGTCAATGACCGATACACGTACGACGTTGGCTGCACGGAACTTGCGAATGTTTGCGTTGCCGTTGATCGTACCGCGTAGATTTACTTTGTCGCCCTCGCGGAAGCCATAGGATAGCAGGTCTACGTAGGAAGGAAACGCGAGATCATAGATACCCGTCTCTGGAGACGTGATTGCTACGTTTTCGCTAATTAGTGCTCCTAGACCATTTCCGTCGAGTACTAGCGCGTACGAGGACGCCTTTGCTTCGGTATCTTCCTGAACTGCAGATACTCGAAGTACCTTGTTCGCCACATATGTCTGTTCACCGTTAGCATTTCCCGCGAGGTCAACGCTACCGTCGTTAAAAGGTACATCACGACTAGCGTCAGTGATATACGTGTATCTCTGTTTAGATGTAGAGGCCTGACCCGAGTTAGAGGCAGGACGCGTTGGACGCTCGAACTTAATCAGGTGCGCGTACTGGAACGGCTCATGGTTGAGCAGCAGTTCTCTAACATCGTTGTGTAGTGGTCTTTCAGCTAACATCTTTTCTCACAAAAATACCCGCCACAGAGGACGGGTATACCTCTTGAATATGGTGAATTATAACATCCACCAACCTTCAAGTCAAGTTTAATTTTCTATCTAGGGCTGTAGCTCTTCGAGATCCAGACTAAACTGGTACAGATTGTCCGTGTTCAGAGAGTATTCTTGAACGTCCGACTTAGCAATAACTCGAAACTTTGGGTTAATAAAGTTTATAGTTGCGCCGAGGCTGACTTCCCTCTGTAATGGTGGACTTACGTGTAACCTCATCTGCGTTGTTGTAGGCTGATTGCTGCCTGCTTGATAATACGCATTTCGTTCTACAGCTGTGACCTTGTATACTTTCTGGTGATTATAATCATTGTTATCCGTAATAGTAAACATGTCGCCTGGTCTAGCGTAGGACGTAAAAGGCTGTGAGGCTTGAGCTAACAGCACACTACTTCCGGGACCGTGCAGTGCGCCTGCGGTAATAGTAAAGCGCGCTGCGTACGTGGCAAATGCCGCGTCCTTTGGTCTGGAGTGCTGCGGAAGGATTACGTAGAAGGGATCCTTTCTAGGATTTCGTCCGGCTAGGAACGTGTCCACCGGATCGAATTGTTCACGAAACATTGGGTTGTATGAGATGGAGAACTCCCATCGCTGGGAGCCTCCGTCTCTTGTAATGCCTCGTCCGCTGACCGTTCTCGACACCTGCGTCTCAGTGACAGAACGAAAGTTCATAGCACTGAATCCAGGACCAGGAGTACCAGTTGGGCTGGTATCTCCTGCATCCGTGATTGGATTTGCCGGGTCCGGCAGGATATTTGCGAAGGCTGTAAATGTTGCCATTATAGTCTACTTCCTGCCGTCTTGTTAGGTCGGCTATATGCGTTGGTATTAACGCTTTCCATGAAAGGCTGTCCGTTAGCGTTAGACGCCTCACGGAACATCTGAATGAGATTACCTCGCTGATCGCGAAGTACGTCTTCAACACCCTGCGCGTCGATAGCGTGAATGTGGAAGTTTGCGTCTCTCAGCTGCATTGGATTAGAGTTATCATTTGCCGGCTTGACCGTAATGGCCGTATTTGGCATGATAGTCTCTGGTCCCTTCTCGCCTACGACGTAGGCCGTGTTGCCGTAACCACGAGGCATCTGGCCTCCGTATGCTGATCCGATAACTGAGTAGTTGGAAGCGTTAGTTCCAACACCCTGACGTCCTCTGAGATATCCCAGTTCTCCGCCAACATTATCGTTCTGCTTAGCAAGGTCTACCGTGTCACCACGCTTACCAATAGTTAGCGTGGAAGGAGTAGTCTGTGCAGCAGCATTAGATGCTGCCGTACTCTGATAGCTAGTACCAGAAATGATTGCGATCTGAGCCGCACCCATTGCTCCAATTACACCTGCCATGATAGGACCTAGAATAGGCCCGTAACTGAGTGCCTGTGCAACACCAGCAGCGGTAGAAATAATGGCCTGAGCCATCATTAGCTTCTTGTTGGTGTTAAACTGCTTCTTAGCAATCTCGTCCTTGCGCTTTTCTAGTGATGCAATCTTTGCAACACTATCAGCACTCTTACCATCTCGACGCTGTTCAGCATCAATCTCACGCTGAATTGCAGCTTCCTTCGCTTGTGCAGTAGATGCAAAAGCAGACTGAATAGTGCTTACAGCTGATGAAGCGGCCTGAGCTACAGCGAAGATTTTCTGAGACATGGTACCTGTACCACTCTCAAATACCTTTACAGAGTTCAGAACTCCATCCGAGATGTCGTAGCATCCAGAGACAACTCCAGATACCAACTCACCTTCCGGACCTAGTGCAGCTAGGTTTTCTCTGGTGTTGGCTAGGAATTCATCAGCATCTCTAAGCTTGGTACGAAGACTATCGAGACCGCTTGTATCCTTTGCCAGCGCCGCCGCTGTACTAGCTGTTTGTGCATAGGCTTCCGCATTAGTGATAGGACGGCTTTTTAGATTATCAATAGAAGCGCTTTCCATGTTCTCAATTGTTGTACGAGGTACGTCAATTGCTGGAGCACTGGTTACTACAGCCGAGGCTTCTTCGGCAGCCTTAACGGTGTTACGAGCCGCAACCTCAGAAGCCTTAATGGTCACCGCACTAGCGGTTTCTGCGGCCTTTACCTGCGGTGAGCTACTGATCGAGCTAAATAGTCTTTCAGCATTTGCTACTCTTGCAGGAACTGCGTCCGATCCGCTTCTTTCGAACCCGGTGTCAAACGCTCTAGCAGCACCGGCCGCACTGATTCCCTTCTTCCAGAAACCAGCGTTTCTTAGCTGCTTGCTCTCGTAAGGATCCTGAGTGATCTCATGATAGAGATACTCAAGCTGCTTTTGAAGACCTGCGGTTTCGAGGTCCATACCAAACATCTTCTTGAAGTTGGCCTGTCTACCCTTATCCCACTGAGCGATTCCTCGCATGTTGCCGTTCTTGGCGCCAGGGTCAATTCTTCCGAAAGACTCCTGCTGTAGATTTCCGACTATACCAGCAACCTGTGCTGGCGTCATTCCCTTACTCTTAAAGAACTCGACCGCGGTACGAACGTTTCCGCTGCTGCTTCCTGGTCCTCTAAAGTTACCTTCGCTGTATTCAGTATTATCTACATTTACAGTCTGAAGTGGGTTTGACTTGAGCCAATCGTCTAGCTTCTCACGAAGTTTGTCGATTGAATCCTTAAGAAGAGTATTTGCCCTAATCTGCGGATTCATCTGAATTTCATTCAGAGGCCTTACCCCGGACTTGTCTACTACGCTACCTAGGATCGCTCCGATACCTGGGGTGGCGACGCTAAGTTGAGTGTTCTTCTCGCGCTCTCTATCAGCGACACCTTCTGCAAGAGCGATAAGATCAGCAAACGGAGACTTACGAGAAGTTGCTTCTCTGCTGATTTGATATTCTAGTCGCTTGTTTTCGGTTGCAACGTCAACGCCTCTCTTGGCAATCTCAGCAGCTTGATTAAAGTTAA